TGTTTAAGTTCCTGAAAATTAGAGGGTAGACCTTCATGCTTTACAGTTCCACTTGTATTTGTAAATAGTGGGAAACCCCTGGCTTGGACATGGGAAGGTACCTGTTCCTTGGGGAGAACCTTAACGTCTCCTGATTGAATTTGTGGTGCTAGTAGTTGTTTAGCTTTGTCGCAAAAACCACAACCATTCATATAGTAAAACAGAATCATTTTTATATATACTAAATATTTTTTTACAAAGTAAAATGTATTTGTATATATAAAAATGAATCACTTAACAGAATCTTTGTTATTTTTTCTTGCATCTATATTTGTATTTGCTATCTCTACATATATTATTTCCAAACGGGATACCTACTCCGATAGAAAAACAGAATCAGACTGTGAAAAAGATTTTTCCACCCTAAAGGACGGTGATCATTGTGGTGCGTGGGATAAGAAGACATGCTATAAGGGCACTAAGAACGGTACCACCTGTAAAAAGGGTGTAGATTATATAGGGATGGCGCTCCTTATACTTGGAGTAATTTTGTTCTTTGTAGCCTTGTTTAAGCTATTTATGCGCTAAGTAGAATTTGGAATATGATATCCTAACCGATTCATAGCAAAATGTACATCTTCTTTCATTATAGTCTTTGTATGTTTTGTAGCTATACATAAGGAAATAACTTCCTCTATATATTTTTGAATGACTGTATCAAGCTCGTGTATACAATCATTTCTGTCTTTGGGTTCTATTTCTGTAGATAGTATGGTCTCAAGTTTTTTTAGAGCTATATTGTTCATTTTGTATGGAAAATTTAATACTTAAATGGTAAGTATTAAATTTTAATATCATGTATGAAACCTATATATCAAGAGTCTTAAAGACAATAGACCCCACAAAGGGTATAACTTTTTCTTCTAAAAAACAAGTATGTTACATACTTGAAGTAATTACAAACAAACTAATACAACACACAATTATTATTTCTAAAAAACAAACTATTACAGACTCAGATGTTAAAAGTACTCTTATCTGGTTTGGAATTAGTATTGAATCTGGGAATTGTATTATTCCGAGTCATATAGTAGATAAAAAGATACGATTAGGGAGTACAAAGCATATATCCCCTAGTTCAGGTTTATATATTACTGGGGTTATAGAAGGTATACTTAGACTAATATTAATAGAAGCGATATATTATTCAAAAAAGGTACGTATAACTGTGGGGGATATAAATGAGGGTGTACAGGCTAATGGGGAATTATCTAAAATTTTTTCTACATATGGGTTAAATTTACTTGGTGTGTATCCTTCATATATCTCATCCTTACCCTATACAGTAAAAGTTAGAAAAATAACCCAAGATACTAAAATAAGTAAAGAGGCACTAGAGATACTCAAGGTATATTTAGAAATAAGGTTGGTAGAAGTCTTAAAGAAGGCGTATAAAGTCTCCCAACACTCAAAAAATCCCAAAATACAACACAGAGATTTAGTATTTACCCTAAACAATTTAATTTAAAAGTAATTAAGTGATTATCACAAATGACTAAGCACCCAAAATTACCCGACGCAGAACAAATTACCCTAGACAATGAGGATTCCTCATCACCCAATTCTCCAGATCCAAGTCATATCATGACCGGTAATTACGTTGCTCTCATGGAGACCAACGGTAAAGAATGTGAAAGTTGGTACTACTTTATTCGTCGTGAAGGTAATGAAGAAGCTCTAAAACACCTTAATGATCAATTAGTAAAAGTTGACTGGTATATATTAGACGATTTAAGTACATTTGACTTAGATTTAGATCATAACGTGTCCGCTATTACTGCAAAGGAAATGACCAAGATAGAACTAAATTCTTATGCTTTTCATAGAAAATTTGATGGAAAACTTGACAACATAAACTTGGGTTTTAAGAAAAAGGATAAAAACGAAAAAATGATTTGCAAAACATTTGATCAGCTGGGTTATGGTCAGATTGAAGATTATATTAGCGATGAAGATTTAGACCCCGAAGACCTCATAAGCAACAGCGAATCATACTCTGAATCTGAAAGCGAATCTGAGGAAGAGGAAAACGAAAACGAAAACGAAAACAGTGGGGATGAGTCTAATAAAAAAGACGAAAAGAAAGTTGGGGGAATTCCCCCAGCCCTGTTAGCATGTGATAGGCCTAGATGGGCTAAAGCAAAAGGAAAGAAAGCTGCACATAGACGATAAATCTATTAAGTTATTATACATAAAATATATAATAACATATAGTAGTATTTACCGTCTAAATAGAAAAGCAAGTATCAATCCTATACATAACACAACAAATATACTTAAAACAATAGGAATACCATAATCCTCTTTACCCCCTTTAGAATTCATAGTTATTTCTGGATTAGTTACCCCTGTAGTAGCCCTAATCAATTCTACAAGATCAAATGGATGTCCACCTCCTTGATCAAAAGGTACAAGTTGATTACAATCTACAATCGCCCTATTTATTATTTCAGGATTAATGTTAGTTCCAAATCCAGGTACAAAAAAAATATCATCTACATTAGTATTTTCTGATATTAAGGTGCCATTATAACACTTAAATTTAGGTAGTTCATTGGGAAAAACATATATTGGTGATATATCAATCTGTTTCTGTCTTTTTTGTTCTTTGGTTGTAATATATATACCATTTGTGCCCTTATCATATATAAAAAGAGGTATACTTCCAGGTGATATCCTACTATATGTTATAAAATATATACCTAGGGAATCTACATCATACATATCATATACTGTTTTTATATCTACTATATTATAAGGAGATTTTGGATTGGTTTTAGCATAATATAAAACTGTATTATATGGTATAGGTCTAAATAAGGGATCTATAGCATAAAATATTTCACTATTTTTAGGACAGTCATCACCCTCAGTTATGAAGGTTAAGTTATTTTTATGTGTAATACAATATTTAACCATTATTTATTATTATCTATTAAATAAAACTAATGAAAGATAATTGGACCAGTCATACTGAAGACCTTGTTAAACAGTGGGGAGAACGAGCAAGTGTTTATAGAATATTACATAACAAATGCGCCTCCAAATATAAACGATGGTCCACATTAATCACTATCCCATGCATAGCCCTATCTACCATAGCCGGTTCACTTCAATTTATGATAGCGGGGGAACAAAATGAAGGTGTAAGTGGGGGAAATGAAAGTATGTCTTTAATTGTTGGAACAATGAACTTGGGAATAGCTGTAATGACGTCCCTAAACCAATTTCTAAAATTACAGGAAAAAGCAGAGGCTCATAGAGTATCTAGTATGGCATTTGGAACATATTACAGAATGATAAGCTGCGAACTTGCTTTTGACAGGGATTCAAGACAACCAGCAGACGAATTTACCCTTACAGCAAAAAAACAGTTTGACACAATGATAGAAAATTCCCCTGAAATTGACTCTGTTATTCTTGAGGCATTTAAAAAAGAAATAGAAGAAAAAGGAGGTGTTAATTGTTCCCTTCCTGATATATGTAATGGTCTAAGTGGTATAGTAGTATGCAGAGAGTATTGTATGTTAGAGGAAGAAAGAAGAAAATCCCTTAGTGTAAATACAATTACCCAAAAATCTAACGAAGAATCATCAACATCATCTACAGTTAATTCTGTAGAATTGTAGTTATACTTACTCCAGAATTTCCAAAATCTCCATTTTGGAAATTCCAAGATCTAAAATAGGGACATTACTCAAATCAAAATAGCTTAACAGGGGATAGGCTTACCCCTACCTAAGATCTGTTTTTAAAAAAGGCCGGTTCGAAATCTGGAGTTGGAAATTCAAACAGGGGATAGGCTTAGGCCGGTTCGAAATCTGGAGTTGGGAAATTATAATTCATATATGAATTATAATTTAATTTATAGCTCCACATGTTTTTACAGATGTACATTTGACCCACCTGTTTCCATTCATATTTTCTTTCCCAAGTGCAAATTTATCTTTGTTATATTCATGACTTGTTTGATTCTTCCCATGGGGTATCTGTAAAATCCCCACACCCATATTATCTAGATATCTAGATATGTATATGTCATCGGTTGTAAAACACTCCTTACATGGCATATATTGGGTAATATCATCCTTAAAGAATTTTCTTTTATATATTACTCCACAATAACCTTGTAGAATTTTAACTTTTCTAGGTTTATATTTAAGATTTGGGTATAGGATGGGAAGTAGTAATACTCGTAGATTTATATAGTTCCAACCACAGACACATATAACATTATTTGGAAATTTATTTGAACAACCAAGTAAATGATCTATTAAGCTATCATCATAATTAAGATCATCATCTACAGTTATGATAATAGTTTCAGGATCAGTTTCTTTTTCTAGAGTAGGAATAAGTTTGCTAGCTGGACCAAAGTCATCTTTAATGTAATTAATAGTTACTTTTGGTATATGCTTCAGGGAATCTGGAATTTCGTAGTTTTTTTGTTCTCTTTTTGAGAAGTTAGGTATATTAATATATATCATATCAGGCTGTACTGTGTTATTTAATATGGATCTTACAGTTTTTTCTAGGTGATCCATTCTGCTTGGTAATGTTGTTAGGGAAACAACAATTTTTTTGGGTCTTGTATATGGTTCAATAGATATACGATTTTGTGTTTTTAGAATTTCTATGATACATATACTAGAATATACTAGAACTAATAGCACTATAATTAAAACTACATACCGTAACATGGTTATTTATTATAATCCCTATCAGAAAATAAAATTAAGTTTGTAAGTACCCATAATTCTTACATTCCCTAACTATAAAATTAGCGATATCCTTTATTGGTACAGTATATGGTACTTCTATAAGAACTATACCTTGTTCTTTGCAAATACGACGTTTCATATCATCACGGTACTTTTGAGTCATAAAATGGTCTTTATTTCTGTGAAAATATGGTATATACTTATAGTGCTGTTGACCATTATATTCTACCGCAAGACCTAATTCATAGTTATAACAGTCTAATTCTAGATTAAAATTACCCCCAGTCACAGGATTTCTGAGGAAATCAGGTCGTTGTGAGGTGAATGGTACCCGGAATATACTTTGAAGAACACGTCTGCATTCTTCTTCACCTTTACTTTTATTTTTGTTGTGGGGGGGTGTGGGGGATGTGGGGATATTTCCATAACCTGAGACTTTTCTAGGTATATGTATATGTTTGCTGTGTGTACCCTTAGTACCAGTAAGTTTATTCCATAGGCATCCCACAATTAAAATAACTATACAAAACCCTATAACTATTTCAAACCCTTTATCGTCCCATATTTTTTTCAGTTTATTAATCATATTTATTTATAGACAATGTTAGACTTTTTTATTCTAATTGTGAAAAATGAGGAATATTAGTCCTACATATAGGACAATCTTGTTTATAACAACCCCATTCCTTAATACAAGAAGTATGAAAAGTATGAGAACAATCAAGTGTTGTAACATCTACACCCACTATGTATTCTTCAGAACAAATAATACATGATTCACTGTTTTCATTGTTTTCTTTTGAATATGGTTGAGAACTAATATTTAGTTCCACTGGTGTCCTTACATGTTCTTGATCAGGATAAATTGCATCTTCTCCTATTATGAATATGGAAATGGGCGAGTTAATGGTTGGTGTTTGAACATAAATAGGGAGAGAGGGAGTGGAAGAGGGAGTAATAGGGAACGATTGGAGAGTTGAGATCATGGAAAAGAGGGATTCTGCGCTATTAGTAGTTTCTTCTGGAAAATCGTGTCCATGAATAGTTATTCGTGGTGTTGTCATTTATACAATATATTATTATGTATAAATGATTGAATACGATTCTATAGACACCAGATTGCTTTTTACCAAAGCAGCGAGGGATATACACAATTTAACATATAGACCAAGCGATGAACAACTCCTAGAACTATATGGTCTCTATAAACAAGCAACTATAGGGGATAATGATACCACTAAGCCTTTCTTTTTTGATATGAAAGGTGTAGCAAAGTGGGAAGCGTGGACAAGATATTATGGCATGGGTAATGAGGAAGCTATGGAGAGGTATATACTTGTGGTTAATAGATTGATGTTAGGGGGATATGAAGAAGTCTAAAAATATGGGAAAGAATTCCACCCTAATTCTGTAAATAGTACTTTACAGACCTCATCGTGGAAAAATTTCCTATCCATAGTTTTGAGCACAATAAAGTCTTCCTTTTTACATTTATGTTTATGACGACATAGGAGCTGATAGAGAACATATTGAGTATTTATAAAGTTCTTTCTGTCTATATCTTTATATTTTTTGTCATAAAGATTTGTCAGGGAGTCAAAGTCGTCTAAGAGTTGATCTTCAAGGTATGATATATCATCAGGTTTTATTCCAGTTAGATTATAGTGTATTAAATGTACATTTTCATATTGGTTTGAATAGCCTAATTCCTTAAGAAATAGGAGAATATGATTTTTTGTAATATTTTCAAATTTTTTATAGCCTTGTTTTTCATTTAAAATATGATGATTCTCAAATTGGATAATAAGTTCATTATATATTTTATCTGGTATAGTACTATTTTGTTTTCCCTGGTATTGTTTGATACAGTCCCTAAAGTGTACTTTCCGGTCATACATATATTTAGAGGAAATATTTACCCTATTTATATCATTATAGGATGATGTATATTTGAGTATAAGTTGTTGTGAGTAACATTTGTTACAAACATATATATTACCATCAAGTATATCAAAATCTTTGATATTATCACAGTTATTACATCTTATATTTTTATTTTGTTTATTGTGGGTTAATTTATAGTTATTTTCTGTAAATGTGGCTGCAATTTCTAAAAACTGAGAAATTATCTCATTCTTTTCACTGTTATCTTCTTTCTGACGTCCCATAAAACTCATCTTCATGGGCTTCCTCAAAATCATTTTATATTCTTCTATTAATGGGATTGTATTCATAACATAAAAATTATATTGTATTTCATTTTCAAGATTTTGTATATAATCCCGGAGGACCTCTATTGTAGACTGAATATTTTCCATATCCCTGTTTCTAATAGAAGTTGATTCAAGACTATTTTCTAGTTCTTTTATTTTTTCTTTATAGTTAGGAATCCTACTGATTTCAGCTTTAAAATCATTTCGTATAGTTGTATCTATACTCAATATGTCAACTTGATTAGACATTTATGCACGAGTATAGATACCTTTAATTAGGATTGTTTAATTTGGATCTATATATGTTAGGCGTACAGCCATATCACCTGTTGTATTTGCATTAGTCTGAACTAGACATCCTATATATGTTGCAAGTGTTGCATGACCCTTTGCACCCACTTGACTAGCGACAGCTCCTGTAGCAGTACCTATTACAGCATGAGTAGCTCTTCCTATAATAAGGCCTCCCCCACGACCGTTAATAGCTTCTGCATTCATAGCATTTGTAATTGCAGAGTTCGCTATAGCTGCATTTGCTGCAGCTGCTGTAAGGGGGGTTGCACTCCATGCTTGAAGAGCTAAATCATATGTTCCAGTAGCGTTAGTTACTGGTGTACCATTATTTGTCAAGTTAACCTGTACTACAGTACAGTCAGCGGGGAGTGTTAGAAGTTGAACATCTGTTGAGTCTGTTGCAGCTGATAATCCAGCGCCCCTATTGAGAAATACGCCGGCACCTATACCTGTGGTATTAAAACCAAGTGGTGCATAACCTATAACTTGCTTTAATTTACCCAAACCAGGGTAGTTATTTGTACCAGTGATTAAACCTACTTCTAGATTATCACCTCTAATTTGATTTGCTGTAATTGTACTAAAGACATTACTTCCGCTACGTATTCCAGTAAAATTTTGATTTCCAGAGATTGGTGAGGTCATTTTATATATATACTATTTTTATGTTATTTTGATTATTACTTACGTTAGAAAATATGAAAGTTGGTTCAATAGATAAAAAAATACTATCCTAGGCAAATAAATATACCCAAAATT